CCCGTTACGTTCTCCCCCCAGAAAAGTTGGTGCACACAAGGACACGAGAGGACCGCCTGCGAGCAGGACGCAGCTGGCGGAAGGAGTCGGGCGGAGCCCGAGCAGCAGGGACGCAGCAACGCCCGGTGAGCAGGACGCGGAGCCGGGATTTCATCAACGGACGGAAACGCAGAAAGGACGCGGACATGACGGTACAGATCAGAAAGGCGAAGCGGTCGGCAACAAAGCTGCGGCTGCTTCTCACGGGACCGAGCGGCAGCGGAAAGACCTGGGGAGCCCTGCAAATCGCCAAGGGGCTCGGCGGCAAGACTGTGGTCATCGACACGGAGGAAGGCAGTAGCGATCTCTACGACACGCTGCACGACTTCGACGTCATCGACCTCAAGCCTCCGTTCACGCCAGAGCGGTACATCGAGGCGATCACTGGGGCCGAAGACGCTGGCTACGACGTGATCGTCGTCGACAGCGTCACGCACTGCTGGAGTGGCCCTGGCGGATGCTTGGAGTTGCTGGAAGAGATCGCGAAGGCTCAGTTTCGCGGCAACACGTGGTCGGCGTTCTCGGTCATCACGCCTCGGTGGCGGGCATTTGTCGACAAGCTGTTGCGGTCGCCCGCCCACATCATCTGCTCGGGCCGGTCAAAGACCGAGACCGCCCAGGTGGACGACCACGGCAAGAAGAAGGTCGCCAAGCTCGGCATGAAGCTCGAGGCCCGCGACGGCCTGGAGTTTGAATTCACGTGCGTGCTCGACCTCATTCACGACGGGCACTACGCGACGGTGAGCAAGGACCGCACGGGCCTGTTCGCCGGCGATCCCAAGCCCATCACGCCAGAGACCGGCAAGCGGATCGCGGAGTGGCTGGCCGGCGGCAAGCCCGTCGAGGATCAGGCGGTGATCGACGGTGCTCGCAAGGCGATCAGCGACGCAGCCAGCGTCGAGACGCTCGACAGACTGAACCAGCGGATAGCCCAGCGGTTGACCGAGGGGCGGATCTCGCAGGCGACGGCTGAATCGCTGGCGGCAGCGATCGCGGACAAGAGGAACGGACTGACCATCACCACAGCTTGAAAGGATGCAGCATGGATTGGGACATGAACATCGACGAGGACTTCCCGCAGGACGTCCACAAGCAGATGCCCGAGGAGCGTGAGATCGTGCCGGTCGGCACGCATCTGGCGACGATCAAGCGTGCCGAGGAAGGGCCGAATCAGTGGAAGACGAGCGACACGAATCCCGACGGCATCTGCCTCAAGGTGCGGCTGGCCATCGGCAACCACAAGTTCATCTTCCACGACCTGCCCAAGCACGTGCCGTGGCTGGCGAAGCAGCTCGCAGACGCTCTCGGCATCCAGCCGCAGGGCAACACGCTGCGTCTCGTGCCGGCTGACGTCGAGGGCCGCGAGGTCCGCGTCGAGGTCGAGCACTACACGAGCAAGGCGGGCCGCGTTTCGGCGGTCGTGAAGCGGTACTTGCCGGCTGCCTCCGCATCGTCGGTGCCGCCGAAGACGAAGCCCCAGCCTCGCGTTCGCGAGGAGCTCAAGGTGGCTGGCTCCGATGACATCCCCTTTTGAAAGGCGAGATAGGTAGGTGCCAGATGCGTGAAGAACCAGTGAACATCGATGCGAACGTGATCGCGGCGTACCTCGAGCGGCAGGGTTGCCCAAGCATGGCGTCGTTCATTCGCGTGCTCGACTCAAGGGCACGCGATGCGTACCTCCGCGAGCAGGGTCTCAAGGACAAGATCGCCGTTCTGGCTGCGAGGCTGCACAAGCACGAGCCGCCACCGAATCGGCAGCCTGACGTCGTCTGGACAGGAGATTGAATTTCGCCGAGGCACGCCATTGCCCGAGCGGCTGCATCACGGGCCGCATTGGTCGCCAAGGGAATGGTGGCGAGTAAGCGCCCAGCCGCAGCCCGACTCCACGGGTGAAGCGACCGCGCCGGGCGTAACCCGGCAAATACACACGGAGGTGAATGTGGCACTCACGACAACGCAGGACGCGATGGATTCCCTGCCGCTGTTCGCCCAGCCGGCGGCACGCAAGTCTGACCCTGTGACGTCGCACCAGGCGGCACGCTCGGCGCGATCGTTCGCGGGCGAGCACCACCAGGCGATCCTTGAGGCGCTGGCGCACGGACCGGCGGGAGCCAGCGGCATCGCGGCGCGGTGCGGGCTGCTACCGCATCAGGTCAACAAGCGAATCAACGAGCTTGCACGGGCTGGCAGGATCGTGGCCACGGGCCGCGTCGTGGAGAGCGCGAGCGGACGGGGCGAGAGGGAATGGAAAGCAACGGCGGCGTCTCGTTGACGTGCGGCCGACAGTTGGAGCGCAATACAGAAAGGACGGAACCTATGGATTTTATTCTTGAAGATCAGCAGTCGCAGCCCGCCATGATGGAGCGAGATATCGTTCCCGCTGGCGTGCATGACATGGTTATTAAGCACGCTGAAGAGGGGCCGAATGAATACAAGCGCTCGGACGAGAACCCGGACGGGCAATGCTTGAAGCTGCGCCTGGCGACCTCGAGCGGCAATCACAAGTTCGTGTTCGACGACATCCCGAAGCACCTCGGATGGCGGGCGAAGCAGCTCGCGGACGCCGCTGGCATCCAAGCCGCGAACGGGCGGATCAGCTTGAACTCAGAAGACCTCGTGGGCCTGGCCGTCACTGTCGAGGTGAGTCACTACACCAGCAAGGCCGGGAAGGTGTCTGCGGTCGTGAAGCGGTACGTGGCCGCACAGACGCCAGCTGCGAAGCCGAAGGCCAAGCCCAAGGCCGCCGTCGTTGCCAAGTCTGGCGGCGATGACATCCCGTTCTGAACAGCTACCGCCACGCGATAGGCGCGACAGCCGCTTCGACGCGGCATGGCGGGCTCACGGAGGAGTCGTATGCAGTGCATCAACCATGACAGCCATATCGTCAGGAAGCAAAACTCCGCTGGCGGCTGGATGTTTACCTATCAGTGCCGTGAGTGCGGAGAAATTGACAGAAGCCGCACGCCAAGCGGAGGCGTTTGGATTCCTAAGTCAATCATCACTGTTGACATTGAGGAAGTGCCGTTATTCGACGACTCACTTAGGCAACGAGTGATGCTGCTGGCATCTGAAGCGCAGAAGGCTGCGCATGCAGAGCAACGCGAGAGGTGGTGGGACGAGTACGACGCATACCTGCAGACTCCAGAGTGGCACACGAAACGCGAAAAGGTGCTGCTACGAGACAGATATCTGTGCCAAGGCTGCCTTGAAATGCAGGCAGTTCACGTTCACCACCTGACATACGAGCGGCTCTTCAGCGAGTTGCTGTGCGATCTCGTGTCACTCTGCGTGCCGTGTCACCAGCTCTGCCATCCGTACAAGGACATTTCGGGAAGGAGTTGGCATGGACGCCCTATCGCAGTGCATTGATTTCCTCGGCGCGATCTTTGAGCCCGAGGACATTATTGAATACCGCCCGCTCCCGCCGGCCGCCGGCCGCCGCTGGGCACCGCTTCCCGAGCTGCCAGACATCGTCGATTGGCTGGAGCGGCTGAACCGAGACGAGAACCAGCGGGTGCACGCTTACTTCGGGGCCAACCCTAGGAAGGCAAAGAACGCATCGCAGGCCGAGGGCGTTGCTTTAGCCAGGTGCGTGTTCGCTGATTTTGACGGCGGCGTTGTTGTCGAGGATGCGCTTGCGAGAGTCCGAGCCGCCGGATTCCCGATGCCCACCGCGATCATTGAAAGCGGTGGCGGCGTTCACTGCTGGTGGCGTCTTGCCGAAGCCATGACTGACGCCGCTGCTTGGCACGAGCGGATGAAGGCCATCGCGTCATCGCTTGGCTCGGACCAATCGATCTGCGATTGGCCCAGGATTATGCGGCTGCCTGGGTTTGTGAATTGGAAATATGAGCAGACCCCTCGGGCTCATTTGTGGGACTGCGACCCGACACGGATCTACGCACTGGACGTTTTCCAGAAGCAGGCCGTGCAGTCGATCGTCGTGAAGCCCAAGAGCATGAGCGACCTAACGAGGCGTTTCCTCGAGGAAGGTTTCTCGCTCGCGGCTGGCCGGCGGCAGACGATGTTCACGGTGGCCTGCGACATGGCCGCCCGCGGATGGGGAGTTGCCGAGGCGACATCCACGATCATGGAGCGGATGCGTCGTGTCGGCCTTCGTCAGGACGACCTTGACGACTGCCCGCGGCAGATCGCTAACGCATGGAAGCGCCCGCGGCTACCCATCCTTGGCCCTGCTGAAGAGGCGCTTCCGGCGACTGACGCCAGCGAAGAAACGCCGACGCCGACGCTGTTGGATGCGATCGAGGCGTGGCGGAATCAGGAAGAAACTCCAGCGATTCCGACCGGGCTACCTTGCCTGGACAAGCTGTTCGACGGCGGACTCCCGCTCGGCCAGATGACGGCGCTGGCGGCTGCACCCGGAATTGGAAAGTCCGCACTAGCGCTCCAGCTGACGATCCAGTGCCTTCTAAACAACCCTGAAATGGTTGCCGTCTGGTGCAAGGGAGAGATGACGCGGGAGGCGCTTGCTGCCAGGGCGATCACCAACTATGGCGGGGCAAGCGAACAACTGACGCTTCAAGATGTAATCAAGAAAAAGCAGCCAAGCCCGAGGATTGCCGCCGAGCTGGCGAAGGAAGTGGGAGCACGGCTGAAGATCGTAGAAGCGCCACTGGTCATAGACCGCATCGAGCGTGTCGTTGCGAAAGACAAGCCGCTGCTGCTTGTGGTGGACTACTTGCAGAAGGTTTCCTCTACACGCTCTTTCCAGAGCGAAACAGAGGAAATCAAGGACGTTTTGCGGCGAATCGGAGCGCTGACTACCAACAACAATTTGGCAACGATTCTGGTGACGAACATCGCCAAGGGGTGCGACTCAAACACCGAGATCGGCAACATCGGCAAGGGATCTAATCAGATCGACTTTGACGTCGACAACTTCTTGTTCGGCCACAGGGCCGGGGAAGTAGGCCCAGACGGTGAGCTCAAGGTCGAGTGGCGGTGCAAGAAACTGCGGCAGGGCCAGATGTCCGATCTGGAGCTGTGGTTTCACGGGAAGTACCAGTATTTCGAGGACGCCATCCAGATCCCGGAGTTCGATGAGTTCTCCAAGTTTGCTCCAGACAAGCCAGGAGCGAACCCGTGACGTCAGAAAAGACCCCTTCACGCAAGGGCGAACTGCGACGCCGCTGGAGGGCGATGCTGGAGAACGGCTCCATAGCCAGCCTTCGTAGCGAAGGCCGCCTGGTGGCCCTCTACGTGCTGTACGCAGCCGATTGGTCGACCTGCGAGGTCAGGTTCTCAATGAGGCACGCCGCACGCCTGATCGGCGTCCACCCGACTGCCGTCAGGAGGGGAGTCGGGCAGCTCGTCTCGGTCGGCATCATTGAGAATTTGGGGGCTTCCGGTCGTGCTGGGCTTACCAGATTTGTAATCGGAAGGCGCGCACACACTGTGTCCACCCCGGACACGAGCCGTGTCCAGGGGCGCGCACAAGCTGTGTCCACCCCGGACACGAGTGGTGCGCATGGTGGACACGAGCCGTGTCCGGCGCGCGCACAGCCTGTGTCCAGGGTGCGCACACTATGTGCGCGCAATTCAGTCTTATCCAGTGGTATTTCAGTTAATACCAGTGGATATACCAGTGCGGCTACGCCTGCTGGCGGTCTGGAACCGCCGCAGGCGAGCCGCCCGTCTGAAGATTTATCTGCCGCCGCCGCCCTGCCGGGAGTTGACGAACCGCAAACACTCAAGGACGAGGACACATGAGCAGCACCATCACGAACACCCTGACGCCCCGCCAGCAGGACGTCCGCGATTGGATCGCGGGCTATATCGACACGCACGGCTTCAGCCCGTCCGTCCGCGAAATCGGCCACGCCTACGGGTGGACGACGAACGGCGTGATGTGCCACCTGCGAGCGATGCGGAAAAAGAACGCCGTCACGTGGCTCGACGGCCAGGCCCGCACCATCCGCGTGACGGGAGGTGACGCATGAATCCCGAGTGGATCTACCTGCCCGCGCCGCTGGACGTCGTGCGTGCACTAGAGCAACGCAGCTGGGACGAGGACGTCAGCGACGACGACCGCCTGCTGCTCGAAGTGGCGGCGAAGACGCTGTCCGTGACGCTGGACAGGTGCTGCTGGCTGGCCCAGACGATTGAGCAAACGGAGGCCGAGCTGTGAAGTTTGGCGAACTGTTCGCAGGGATTGGTGGCTTTTCGCTCGGTCTTGAGCGGGCCGGAATGAAGTGTGCATGGCAAGTGGAGATTGACCCGTATGCAAGAGCAGTCCTCAACAAGCACTGGCCCGACGTGCGACGACACGACGATGTGCGGACATTCCCGCCAACACACACACACACACACACACAGGATTTCTGCGTCGACCTCATCTGCGGCGGCTTCCCTTGCCAAGACATCAGCGTTGCAGGAAAGGGAGCCGGACTCGCAGGAGCGCGGTCCGGTCTTTGGAACGAGTTTGCTCGGATCATTGGCGAGATACGACCACGCTACGTCATCGTGGAAAACGTCGCAGCGCTCCTTGCTCGAGGAATGGGAACAGTTCTCGGCGACCTTTCCTCGCTCGGGTATGACGCGGAATGGCACGTTATTCCAGCTTCAGCCGTTGGTGCACCGCACCGCAGGGAGCGCGTCTGGATCGTTGCTGTTCGGAACGCCTACGGCGAACGAGAAGTTGGCGACGGCGTATCCGACTCCAAACATGGGCGAGCGGTTTCGCCGCAGGCACGGCGGAAACCTTCTCGAATCCGTTGCGAATCAGATGTGGCCGACACCGAAAGCATCAACTGCGGGACCGGACTTTGCGAAAACGACGAGAAGCAAGACGGGCATCAGCCTTGCGACGGCTGCGGCGATGTTCCCGACGCCAACTGTGCAGGATGCTGGCAACAACGGCGTCCCAAGCCAGTACCAACGGAACAGCCTGCCGCTCAATGCGGTGGCTGGTGGGAGTTTGAACCCAACGTGGGTCGAGTGGCTCATGGGGTTCCCTCTCGGGTGGACCGCCTTAGATGCCTCGGAAACGCCGTCGTCCCGCAAGTTGTCGAAATCATCGGGCGGGCAATCCTTGAAGCGGAAACGAGGATGACAACGTGACCACCGAAGACCTGGCGTTGCTCGTGACGGGAATGATTGTCGTCGCAGGAGCGTTTTCCTGCGGCGTTTTGGTTGGAACCTCTCTGCGAAAGGATGTGCAGCATGGCGACGATGACCAAGGAACGACGAAAGAAAGCGGATGGTGGCATCAGCCTGTCCACCAGGGATCTCAAGGCGGCGCTCGCTGCCGTGGCACCGGCTGTCCCGGCAAGAAGCCCGCGGCCCGTGTTGCAGAACGTGCTCCTATCGGGCGGAGTGATGTCTGGGAGTGACGGCGACATCAGGATCGACGCTGCCATTTCCTACGACGGGCCGGCGTTGCTGCTGCCGAAGGACCGGCTGCAGGCCATTCTGGCAAACGCCACGGGCGACGAGGTCACGCTGATCCCCAACGGCACCACGTGCATCGTGCGTGCGGGCCACGGCGAGTGGACGCTGCCGACCGAGGACGCGGCCGAGTATCCGGCGTGGATGCCGACGAACGCCAGGAGCATCACCCGGCTTCCGGCGGACCAGTTCGTGCGTGCCGTGCGTGGCACTGTGTTCGCGACGGACAACGAGTCCAGCCGCTACGCTCTCGGGGCGGTGCTCGTGGAGGTAAAGGGCGACACCGTCACGCTGGTGGCGACAGACGGGCGGCGTCTCTCGTCGTTCGCTGCCGAGCACGACCTGGCGGTTGATGACTCGCAGACTCTCGTGCCGGCCCGTGCGATGGGCATCATCTCACGGATCGCGGGCAACGCTGGCGACGCTGCGGTGCAGCTCGAGGGCACGCCCAGCGAAATCGTGGCGACCATCGGCGGCACCGTCGTGACGGCCCGGCTTGTCGATGGGCGGTTCCCCGATTGGCGGAAAGTCATCCCTGAGCGTGACGCCAAGGCCACAACAGTTGACCGGGCGGCGCTCATGGCGGCGACTCGAGCGGCTGCCATCGTCACCAGCGAGAACAGCAAGGGAGTCGACTACACGTTTGCGAACACCGGCATCTGGCTGCACGGGCAGTCGGCCGAGTGCGGCGAGTCGAGCGTCACCTGCGACGTCGTGGAGGCTGGAGACTCGTGCAGCGTCAAGTTGGACCCGACGTTTGTCGTGGAGTGGCTGGCTGGCATTTCCGGTGATGCCGAGCCCGAGGTTGAGGTTGAGGCCGTGGACGAGCAGTCCGCCGTCGTGCTGCGGTGCGGCGACCACACGGGCGTCATCATGCCGCTGGCGAAGGACTGACGTGGCACCACTGCGGTACAGCGTGGAGCACCTGCGGCAGCTGTGGGCTCGCGGCGATACCTACCAAGAGATCGCCGCGGCCCTCGGCTGCAAGGCCACGACCATCGACGACCTCAAGAGACGCCACGGCCTGCCGAATCGCGGACGTCGACAGGGCAGGCCCGTGGCAGATCCGACGCCAGAACAAATCGCGGAGCGTGCCGCAGAGGTACGCACGAGACGCAGGATGCCGGAAGACGCAGCGGCGAGAGTTGAGATTCGCGTCGTGCAGTGGGACGGCTTTGGATTTTCTCGCCTCGCTTGACGCCGTCTCCATGCTGCGGGCATGGAAAAGCACTACCTCAACCTCGGTGCAGGCGTTCAATCGACGGCGCTCTACCTGATGAGCATCGACGGCGACGAGCCGGAAGTGCCCAAGTTCGACGCCGCCATTTTTGCCGACACGCAGGAAGAACCTGACGAGGTCTATCGGCATCTTGAGTGGCTGGAGCAGCAAGGCGGGCCGCCGATCCTGCGTACGACGGCAGGGCGTCTGGGTGATGCCTTGGACCAAAAAAACGATGGCAACGGCAACAAACGAACAGACGGCGGGCACTTCATATCCATCCCAGCGTTCACGCTGCACCCGCAAACAGGCGAAAAAGGAATCATTCAGCGGCAATGTACCGCCGATTTCAAGGTCAAGCCGCTTGAAAAACTAATACGCAATCTGGTCGGCGCAACGCCAGGCAGGCCGGTGTCAAAAGACATCGTCATCCACCAATACATGGGCCTTTCATTTGACGAGCCGAAGCGAGTGATCCGCGTGAACCAGCGATTCACGGCAAAGCCATCGAATTGGAGAGTCCATTTCCCGCTCTGGGAGATGCAATTCACGCGCGGCGACTGTCAGTCGTATCTGCGCGAGCGGATGCCATACGAGGTGCCTCGGTCTGCCTGCGTGTTCTGCCCGTTCAAGTCAGACGATGAGTGGCGTAGGCTGAAGGCAGGTGATCCGAAGGGGTGGAGTCGAGCAGTCGAGATCGACGCCGTGTGCCGCTCTGGGACAGGGCTGGACGCTCACCGCTATCTGCACAAATCTTGCCAGCCGCTAGACCAAGTAGACCTACGGCCCGCAGACGAGAAGAGCGGGCAGCGCCACTTGTTCAGCGGATTCCAAGACGAGTGTGAGGGCTACTGCGGCAACTGATTCGCTTGACGCAGTCTCTACCGTGAGTCGCATGAGGCCGCACGGAGCGGCCTGGCTCACGGAGGATTGCCATGCGTTTTCTTCTTCTGGCTCTTGTCTGCGTCTGCTCGGCGGCTCACGCGGACACTGTGTGCATCAACGGACGATGCAGCCTGCTGCGTCCCCGGCGTGTCGTGGTTCACAGTGACGCACCCACCAGCGTCATCGTCAGCACGCCGCGTAGCGTGACCGTCGTGTCGGCTCAGTCGCACGCCGACCACTTGGCGAGCACCAACGGTTTCAGCCACTGCAACCGCCGCGGTGGCGGCTACGAGGGCTTGGGGTTCTCGACCTCGTCGCCCGACCATGCGTGCCGCTCGGCGTGCTTCTGGGGGCAGCGTCGCGTGCGTGCGATCGGCACCGCGTGGTGCCCGGCGCGTCGCGGCTGGATCGCGGTCGTGCGGTACGAGTGACCATGCGTCCTGTGACGTTCACCGTCCTGGGCGAGCCCGTCCCGCAGCCGAGGCCGCGTGTCTCGACGCGGGGCGGGTTCGCACGGGCATACGTGCCCGGCAAGCACCCTGTGCACGCCTACCGTGCTGCCATCGCAGAGGAAGCAGCCAAGGCGGGGCTCGAGGAAACAGGCGAGCCTGTAGAGGTCATCGTCGATGCCGTGTTTGCAAGACCCAAGTCGCACTTGACGAAGAAGGGCGTGAAGGCCACGGCACCCGTCCTGCCGAGGCCAGACGTCGACAACGTGGGCAAGGCGGTCCTAGACGCACTGCAGGACGTCATGGGGGACGACACGAATGTGCGGCGGCTGGTGGTGGAGAAGTCATACGGCCAGGAGGCGCGGACCACCGTGCGAATCCAATGAGAGTCGCAGTATTCACAAGCGTCTCGGAGAACATCAGCGACATTGCCACGCTGACGATGCCCAACAAGATCAGGTATTGCCTGCGTCATGGGTACTCGCTCATCGCTGACAACCGGCCATACGACAAGGCCGTCGCCGGCATGGACATCCTGTGCAGCTTTCTTGACGTCTACGACCTTGTCTGGACGCTGGACGCCGATGCTGTAATCACCGACATGACAACGCCCATCCACACGCTCGAGTGTCTCGGGCCGCACATCACGGCGTGCGAGGAGGGAATCGTCGAGTGGAATCGCGTGAACTGCGGCAGCGTCGTCTGGCGAAATACATCCCAGGCTCGAGGCGTACTGAAAGAAATATCTGCGAACCCCGAGCAATGGCAGAGCCTGCCGTGCGGATGGCAGACGTGGATTGCCAGCCGGCCCGAGCTGACGGTCGCACCTCTGCGGGCGTTCAACTCGTGCGTCTGGAACCGCCCGGCGAATGCACGCGATGAAATCGGCGGGCACTGGCAGCCGGGGGATCTCGTGTATCACCCGTGCGGTGTCTACCCGCAGGAAGAACGGCAGATGTGGATCAGCGAGGCACTGGGGCAGGTGCAGCGATGACCGTACCCGAGCACCTGCTGTATCCGCTGGAGCCGTTTGCGGCGGACTACCTGCGGTTGGTGCTAGAGGGCGAGTCGATCTTGAAGGACTCGTCGGTGGTCTTCGTGGGCCTGGCTCGCAACTGCGGGTCGCACCTGCGAAAGAACCTCGTGCGGCTGGCAACGCTGGCAGAGTCATGCGGCGGGTGGCACTTTCGGGCCGAAACTAACGACAATGAGGATGACACGGCAGCTGTGCTCGATGCGTTTGTTAATGCGTACCCCGAGCGCGCGAGCTACCGGAACCAGACTCTAAATCGCAAGCACTACGGCGCTGAGTTTGCGGGCCGTCGAACAATTGCGCTGGCCCAATACAGAACAGCTTGCCAAGAGTGGGTCCGAGAGAACGCCTCAGACACGCTCTTCACCGTGGTGGTCGACCTTGATGCGTGGGGCGGGTGGTCGCACTCGGGCGTGTTCAATGGGGTTGGCTGGCTTGCCGAAAAACAGGACGCCTACGGGATGGCAAGCGTGTCGCTGATGCAGCACCCTGCCATCGTGCAGCGAGAAGACGGCACAAGCGGACTACAGCCGACGTGGATGGGGTATGACGCCTGGGCTTTCAGGCTAAACACCTACCTTGATGCCTACACGAATGGGGTTGGTGGCTGGTTTCACCATTGGATTCCATTCGTCGGATCTGAACCGATTCGAGTCTGCTCTGCGTTTGGCGGCATGTGCATCTACAAAACGCGCGACTTCCTGCTGGGCAGTTACGACGGCAGCGCCGACTGCGAACACACCGCCCTGCATAAAAGCATTGCGGAGCGTACCGGGAGAAGCCTGTATTACAACCCATCGCAGCGAATGATTATGCGATGGATGGACGCTTGCGACCCGCCCGGCGAGTGGTAAGATAAACGAAACGGCGACGGGTTGCAGCCCGCCGCCGTCTCTAACCAGCACCCCTAACGTGAATAGGAGCGAGGCTATGGCTGACTCTACACAGCCTGTCGACAAAGGCAACGCAGAAGACGTTCGCAAGCAAAAGGCTCGCGAAAGGAATCTCCGTTACAGGCAAAACCATCCAGAAGCAGGCAGGCGTTGCTACCTAGCTAACAGAGATCGAATTTTGCGAGCTAGCAAGGCATACCGCGAAAGGGTTGGCGAAAAGAGAAAAGCACAGCAGAGAGAGTATTACGAGAAAAATAAGAGCCTGATCCTGTCCCGGCAGAAAACCGACCGAGGCAAGGCAACGCGAAAGAGATATGCAGCAAAGGTCGCATCAGATCCAGAGAAACTGAAAAAGAAAAGGGAGATGGATCGCCTGTACAGCAAGCGTTACAGGGAAAGGCACCCTGAGCGACGCAAGCAGATTCAGAAGAGGTACAGGACAAATAACGCTGATGCCTGCCGCGAATCGGCCAAAAAGACCATAGCAAAAGACCCGGAAAAGTACCGCAAAGCATGGACCCTTAATTCAAGAAAACACAGAGCCGCATTTGTGCAAAAAAACGGCGCGTGTTATTCGACGTTACGGAGGAAGCGTGACGCGCAGTTTGCGATGGCTCTCGCGCTAAGGAGCCGGATTGGGGTCGCACTTTCGAGGCAAAACGCTCGGAAATCAAATCGGACTCTTAAGCTCGTAGGCTGCACGACTAGCGAGCTAATGTCGCACCTAGAATCAAAGTTTGCGCCAGGAATGTCTTGGGAGAATCGTGGTCGCCACGGCTGGCACATTGACCACATCATTCCGCTGGCGAAGTTTGATTTGCGCGACCCGCATCAGCAGTCTGTTGCATTCCACTACACAAACCTTCAGCCGCTTTGGGCAAAGGACAACCTCCGCAAGAGCTGCAAGTTGCCTGGGCAAGTGCTCTTTGGGTTTGCATACGCCGCTAAGATCGCCGATGCGGCATCGGCAAAACCCAAGAGGCGGCGCAAGGATGGCGGGCAACACGGCGGTCATTGATTTTCAGACGCTTCGCGTGCAGTGGGCATCGCACAGCTCGATGTTCGCAATTTGTGCTTACTGGAATATATCGAAGGATCAGCTGATCCGCCTGAAGACTGTGGCCGAGTTGCCGCCCCGGCATGACAGGCGTTTCCGCTTCAAGCCGAAACGAAGCGAGACCCGCGACCCGACGCCGGCCGAGATCGAGCAACGCTGCAAGGAAGTGCAGGCGCGATGGGATGATCGCACCAGGCAGGAGCGGTCGGTCATCAAGCCTCGGCCGGTGACGCTCAAGCGAATCGAAATGACCGACGAGGCTCGCCAAGCGTTCGACGAGCTGCCGGTGGAAGAATGAGTCGCCAGCACGACTACATCGAGCGCCGGATCGTCATCGAGTACGGGCGTCGGTACGTGTACCTCACGATGTCAGACGCGACCGCGAAGCTCGTGCCGGGCCGGGAGGAGGTCTTTACGCAGCCGTTCCTGCTGGAGCGGCGCGACGCTCACGACGAGGCGGATGACTGCTGGCAGGCGTGCTACCAGCACATCAGCGACGCCGTCGTGTTCCCGATGCCCCTGCAAGGGGACGGGGGGCAGGGGGCAGAATCGACGGAGGACGATTCGCCGCCCTCTGGATGACGCCGTGGACGCCGCCGACAACCTCCAGACAGTCGCCGCCAGGGCCAATGCGTTCCTGGCGGCTGCTCGCGAGCAAGCCGCGGACGGCCTGACATGGGCCGAGTTCGGCCGGCTGCTCGTGCAGTTGCTACACCTGCTCGTCGCCGGGCTCGACGCCGTGACGACGCTGTCGGGTCCAGAGAAGAAGGCGGTCGTGCTGACGGCCGCTGCTGCCCTGTTCGACACGTTCGCCGACAAGTGTGTCCCGCTGACCGTCTGGCCTGCGTGGCTTCTGATTCGGCCGGCGACTCGCGTGCTCATCCTGTCGCTCGCTGCCGGTGCCATTGAAGCCCTGGTCGTAATCACGAGGAGAGACCCCGCATGATGACCCTGCTCATCGTCGCCGCCGCCGTGGCCTGGCTCATGTGGCCGACCGGCAAGGCGACGCCATCACAGGCGATGCCGCTGCCGTCTGACCTGTTCCGCGTGCCGCCGCCTGCGGCACCAGCCACGCCGGATGCAAGGGCTGCGATCGACAGCCTGCTGGCCGTGCGTGACAGGCTGTCTGCTGGTGGCCCGCTCGACGAGGAGAGCGGTGCCGCGGTCGACCGTCTCTGGCTGGAGCTGCTCCACGGGAGCGCCAAGCGATGAGCCGAGAGAAGGGAATCGTGTTCGCCGCCCTGCTTGCCGTCGCGGCACTGGCTGCCGTTGTCGAGTTCGCACAGCGTCCCGGCGAGGACGTCCGTCCCGAGCCCGGTCTGTCGCTCCGGGGGAAGTTCGTCGGCCCGGCGGCGGCCGATGACGCTGCCGCCTTCGCCGGGCTGTGCCGCGGCATCGCCGACGCCTTGCAGGCCGACGGCCAGAAGTCCACGCCACGAATCACCACGGGCGTTCAGCTTGAGGACGTTCGTGTCGCTGCCGCCGAAGGGCGATTCCTGCCGCGGACGCTGACCCGCGAGCAGCCTCACGCTACCGCCGCTGCCGGCCGGTATCTCGATGAGGTGGCCGGCACATCTGGCGGGCCGCTCGACACGACGACTCGTGCCAAGTGGGTCGCCGCGTACCGCACGCTCGCCGATGCCGCCGAGGAGGCCGTCCGATGACGCTGCTCGATCATGTGTGGGAGGTCGTCGACAACGCTCTGATGCTGTGCTGCTGCATTGCCGTGCTCGTCGTGGCCGCGTCTGCCATCGCGTGCCCGGTCTACCTGCATCTCATCCACGCGGAGCTTGTCCAGATCCGCGAGCAGTCCGCATCGTGCAAGTGCAGCCACGACCGCGGCCCTGGCCCCGTGCTGCCGCGAGTGCTGCCACGCCTCCGCAATCTCGGGGAGGCAGACGATTGAGCCATCGACGCAGCGTCTGGACGATATCGGCCATTGCATTCGTCGTGTTCGCGGCGATTGCCGGAGCCATCATTGACCACTACACGCATCGCCTGCTGAGGCGAGTTGACAGCGGCTTCGGCTACCAGCCGAATCCCGAGGGTGTCCGTCTGTTCCTCGGCGAGCTAGCCCAGCCCACGTTTGCCGAGGCTGGTGCCGACGCGATGAAGAACGCGACCGGCCGCGACACGTTCCTCTATCGTGCGGTCGACATTGCTCACCAGCGGAAGTACGGCACGCCGTGGCGGTCGTGGGACCAGGGCTCTGCGGGCACATGCGTGTCGTTCGCGTTTGCGTTGGGCGAATACACAGCGGAAGCCGTCGACCACGTTGCCGGGAAAGTGAAGGAGCCGCCGGCGGCATGTGCGACCGAGCCGGTGTACGGCGGATCGAGGACGGCCGCCAGAATCCCGCCGATGGAGCGAAACAACGGAGGCGACGGCAGCTACGGAGGTGCCGCGGCCCGCTGGCTCACCGGGAGGTGCACCGACACGACGCTCGGCGGAGTGCTCTATCGCCAGCAATACGGGTCGTTTGACCTGTCAAAGTATTCGATCTCCCTGTCTCGCGATTGGGGACGCAACGGCGTGCCGCTCGAGTTGGCCCGTGAAGCCAACAAGCGAAAGGCGAAGTGCGTTCAGGTACAGACTTGGCAGGAACTCTGTGCCGCGATTGAGCGTGGCACGCCCGTGGCCATCTGCTCGCAGGTGGGCTACGGCCCGACGCCGCGAGTGCGTGACTCTGACGGCGCACTCTCCCGCGGCTCGTCGTGGTCGCACGCGATGCTGGTGTGGGGCGTAAGGCACAGGCACAACGGCTCGCCCGACGATATGGGGCTGATTCAAAACAGCTGGAACACCAACTGGGTATCAGGACCGCGGTGGCCCGACGATCAGCCTGACGGCTCGTTCTGGGCACGCCGTCGCGACGTCGAGGCGGCACTGCAACAGGGCGACTCGTGGGCGATCGGCACGAGCTACGAGTGGCGTGACCTACAGAATGCCGATTGGGGGCTCGCACTATGACGCTGATCTTCTGGGCAGTCACGGGAGTCATCGCGGGCAGCATCGCGAAGGCGATCCTGCCGCTTCAGTGGCCCGGCGGCTGGGTGCCGTGTGCCGCTCTTGGCTGCATCGGCAGCGTCGTCGGCGGCCTGCCGTTTGGCCAGGGGCCGGCGGGCATGGTTGGCTCGGTCATCGGGGCTTGCGTCGTCCTGTATCTCTACACCGCATGGAGCCAGCAGCAGTGAACGCCACGCAAAAGAAACTCGCCGTCGCTGCCGTCGTCCTCGTGGGCGTGACGTGGTGGTTCGCAACCGCACCTGACTCTCCGATTCGCCCAGAGCCACCGCGGCCCGACCGGCCGGTGCTCAAGTTCTTCGCGAAAATCGGCAAGCTCGCGGCCCGCATCGGGCTCACCGCCCTGGTTTTTATGGAGCCTGCACCGGCAGACGCCGACGAGACACAGATGGCTCACGCCGTCCTCGGCATCGACGGGCATGTGCAGCTGAGAAATGAGAGGTGGTAGATGCACGCTCTGTGGCACTGGCTGCTCTATGTGCTGACGTGGTCATCCGCCGATCCCGGCGTGATTGACGCGGAGCGTGCCCGCACGGCCGGCAGCGTCAACGTCGCCTACGCTGGCCTCGCACTGGAGCCGACGAAGCCGCAGGACGTGCCGGCTGCCATCGAGCCTCCGAGGCCATGCGAGCAGTGCAGCGGCACAGGCCGCATCTACCGCCCCGATGGTGGATGGGTGAAGTGTCCGTGCGGTGCGTGCTCGGCTGATCGCTGCCAGGCGAAAGGCAAGGCGACGCGATGACTCGACCGCGTGCAGGGTATGTCGGATTCACGCGGACGCCGACCTCGACGGCGGCGTCTGGAATCTGGACGCTGCGAGAAGCAGAGGCGAGCAAGCTTGCGGCCGCGTGGCCAGACACGATTCTCCCCGTTTCGTTTCTGGCGATCCCTCTGATGACCTCTGCCACAGCGCCTAGCGGCACTGCGTCTGCGTCTGCGATCCTCGGCGCGGGGCTTGATGCGTTTCGCGCATTCGACAAGGCAACCGTGCCGAATGACGGCACGTTTTATGCGTCGCCGAGCCCGGCAACGAACAACTGGATCCAATACGACTTCGGCGTTGGATCGGCATCTGGGATCGGCGGCTACACGATCACGAGTAGAAACCTTTCCGGCTACGGCGACTCTTCATCTGGATTGTCGCAGGTGCCGTCTGCGTGGACGCTGTCTGGATCAAGCGACGGCACGACGTTCACCGTGGTCGACACTCGTACGGGCGAATCGTTTACGCAGGGGCAGACGCGGACGTTCACGTTGTCAGCGTCAGCCGCGTATCGAGTCTTTCGGTGGACGTGGACAGCGAATCCTGCCGGCGGTGCGGTTATCGTCCCGAAAATCCAGCTTGTTGCCGGTGCGGCTGGTGGAGGCACGCCAGCATTTGCAGTAAGCGGCGCGGGAACTGCCGCCGCAAACGGCACGTACTGCGAGAGCGGAACTCTCAACGGGCGACCGCGATATATCTACGGCAGCTACTGCATAGAGTACGCGAGCGACTGGATAGTCAACGACGAGAGCAACGGCCCCGCCTGGCTGATCCGCTTGAGTAGCACTGATCTGTACTACGCCTCGGTGACTACTGCGACCCCGCCGCTCAGTGGCTGGGGAGTCTTTTCCGGCGGCTCGCCCGCGCCAACGCTGTCCTCCACCACCTGCTAGACAGTATCGGAGAGGAGATAGAGATGTCGTCTTACGATCAGCTGCCGGGTCAGCTCAACCTCTCCGTCCGTGGCGGCGACCGCCTCTCGGCCGAGATTGACTTCAACCCGATTTCGCTCACGGGTTTCACGATGGCGGCGACGATCTCGTCCCTCGTCGGAGGCAACACGCTCGCCTCAATGACGACGACGCTGACGGACGCGGCGGCAGGAAAGGTGAATGTCTCACTGACCGGCACGCAGACCGTCGACCTGCCGCGTGGCACGTACAGATGGGATCTGACGGCGACCGACGCCGCCAGCGTGCGGCGTAGCTACCTCACTGGATTCGTCGAGGTCACTCGCTGATGGGCATAACCGTTTCGACAAGCCCGCAGCAGGTGACAGCCTCCGTCAGCGAGGACAAGGTCACGGCGGCCGTGAGTTCGCAAGCTGTCACGGCGACCGTGCAGGCGGGCTTCGGTGCCAGCGGTGCTGCCGGCTCTGCGGGCGCGTCAGGCTCGAGCGGCGTTGTTACGGTGTCGGCACCGCTCACCAACAGCGGCACAGGCTCTGCGGCGGCGCTGGCTCTGTCTGTCGGGTCTGGCCTGGGCGTTTCGGCTGGCTCGCTCGTCGTGTCTGCCGTGCCGCTGTCGTCGCTCGCTCAAGGCGGTGCGACTGCCGGCCAGGTCGTGCGATGGAACGGCACGGCGTGGGCAGTCGGCAACGTGACGGCTGGCAGCACGGCGTGGGATGACATCATCGGCAAGCCGACTTTCGCGACGGTCGCAACGACGGGCAGCTACGCCGACCTGACGAACAAGCCGACCATCCCGGCCGCGTACTCGCTTCCGGTGGCGACGAGCAGCGTCCTCGGTGGCGTGAAGCAAGGAAGCAACGTCACTATCGGCGGTGACGGCACGATCAGCGTATCGGCACCTGTGACATCGCTGCCGTACTCGTCTATCACAGGCACGCCGTCCCTGGCAACGGTGGCCACGAGCGGCAGCTACGCCGACCTCACTGGGAAGCCGACGCTCGGCACGCTGGCATCGCAGGATGGCACATTCAGCGGCACGTCGAGCGGCACGAACACGGGCGACCAGACGATCACGCTCACCGGAGACGTCACAGGCAGCGGCACTGGTTCGTTCGCGGCCACGCTCTCGAGCACGGGCATCTCGGCTGGCACCTACACGAGCGTGACGGTTGACGCGAAGGGCCGCGTGACGGCGGGCTCGTCGCCGGCAATCGCCTACTCCTCACTCTCGGGAGTGCCGTCCACGTTTGCTCCGTCAGCACACAAGGCATCGCACGCGACGGGGGGCAGTGATGCACTGACAGCAGCCGACATCGGTGCGGCGGCGACAAGCCATTCCCACGCTGCCAGCGATATCACAAGCGGCACGCTGGCCGATGCCAGGTTGTCGGAGAAAGCGACCGCGGCAATCAACTCGTATCTGTGGCAGACATTCCGATAGGAGTTTTCAATGGCAACGTCCCCAGCATTTGCAGTTACGCCCCGCATCGCGACAGTCAACATCGCGACCGGAAACACCGCCCGCGATGGCAGCGGAACTGTCGCGACGCTCATCACTGGGGCGGCCACGGGGACACGCATCGCCGAATTGGTCGTCAAGGCTCGCGTCACCACCACGGCTGGTCAGGTGCGGGTGTTCCTGCATGACGGTTCGTCCTTTTTTGCTCTAGACGAGATCGCCGTGGCGGCTGCGACCGTCTCGGCAAGTGTGCAATCAACTCGCGTGTCAGTGATCTACAACAACCTCATCCTGCCGTCTGCGTCATGGTCGATTCGCGTCAGCACTCACAACGCAGAAAGCATCGACGTTACTGCCCTTGGTGCGGACCTTTGAACGCGGGCATCTATCCGCCGTCGTCGCAGTCTGTCGCAGCACCTCTGGCGATTGGCGGTGCCGCCGCTCGCCCGGTGCAGACGCCCGGCGGCATCGACAACTCGCTGGATTGGCGCAAGACAAACTGGGCGGCCATGCAGGACTCCGTGCAGTCGCAGGCTCGCGCGAGCAACTGGCGATACGGCACCGTCCGCACTGCTGCTACAGTCACCGCAGTGACGACCAACTACGTCGGCAGCGTGCTGGGGCTCGGAGGACTCGCGCTTGCGTGCCCATTTGTGGCTACGAGCGCGCTTGTGTTCGACTCCCACAACAACCGCACCTACAACGTGGGGTCATTCGGCGGCTCAACCAATTTTACGGGCGGCGTGCTGATGCCGGATGGCAGGATTTTCATCGCACCGCGAGCGTCGACGACGGCCCGCATCGTTGACCTGACGACGAACACAGTCACCACGCCAAACTGCACGTTCCCTGGAAATCAGGTCTACATCGCGTCCTGCCTGTTCGATGGCGGGCGAAAGATTTATCTCGCGCCCTACAACAACACCACCACGGCCGGCGTGTACGACATCCAGCGGCAGACTCTTTCAGTCCCTGCCGGGACGTTTTCGACCGTCGGCGGGACAACGTCTGTTTCTTCTGGGGCATTGCTCCTGCCTGACGGCAGGGTGTTTGTCGCGCCGCTGGGCAGCACCGCCTGCATCTACGACCCTATCGCAGACTCGCTGTTTACCTCGGCCCGCTCGCTGGGGGGCGTGAGCAATTTTTTCGGGGCAGTCCTGCTGCCAAGCGGCGACGAGATTGCGCTGATCCCGCAGGGTGCGACGGCACTGGTCATCTACAACTGGCGGCGGGATACGGTTCGCACAATCCCCGGTACATGCACGGGACACATCGGCGGGCAGCTCGCGCCGGACGGGACCGTGTTTTTGATTCCCGGCAGCACTACCGTCGCGAGAGTGTATGACCCGGTCACGGACACGCTGCGAAACTTGCCGGACACATTCTCTGGCAGCTTCCACACCGCGGGCGCTCACGGACTCCCAGACGGTCGCCTCGTCATGCTGCCGCGGTCGGATGCGTCTGTGTTCACCTACGGCACGCGAGGCACGCAGGTCGACGCCAACATCCAGCTATCGCCGTACTTCAACCACAGGTAGGCCATGATCACATACACGGACGGAAGCGACCGCGAGGCTGTCATCACGGGACTCTCGGAGGCAAGCTGGACGGTCAGCGTGTACGAATCGTTCTCTGACTACCGCAACTGCCAGACGCCGACGGAGACGCGGACATTCCCCGGCACTCCGAATCGACGGGCAATGCTCTCGGCCTGGCCCGGCTGGACGCCGCGTGTTCGCGACGATGGCAACTGGTCGCTGCTGCCCGAATCCAACGAAGACCTGCCAGATCTGCCAGATGTACCCGTGAGCGTCACGGCAAGGCAGATCCGCCTGTGGCTGATCCGTCACGGCGTTAGCTTGGCGGCCGTCGACGCCGCCATCGACGCGATACCTGACGCACAGGTCCGCGAGGAATGCCGAGTCGAGTGGGACTACGCGCCTTACGTCGAGCGTGCGCACCCGATGCTCGTGCCGCTCGCTGCGGCCCTCGGGCTGAGTGAAGCCCAGGTCGACGAGGCGTTCCGCGAGGCGGCCACGATCTAGGGTGCAGGTGAGCCATGCCACAGCGAATCGAGTTCATCAAGGCCGCTCGTGCGAATCACCAGATCCGCAGGCGCGACAACGGGCCGAATGCCCACAAGCGAGGCTACTGCTCGCCGCAGCACAAGGCGTGGCGGCTGGCTGTGCTCGAGCGGGACAACTGGCAATGCTGCGCCTGTGGTCGTGTGTGTGCCAAAAGACGCGAGGCTCACGCTGACCATGTGCTATCGGTGGTGAGCCGACCGGACCTCCGCTACGACGTAGCGAATGGCCAATGCCTCTGTGCGTCGTGCCACAGCAAGAAGACAGTGCAAGAGATGCACGCAGGTTGACAGGCTGCCTAGATTTTGAGCAGGCACGGCATAGGGGGGTGCCCGCCGAGTCTGCCAACGAGGTAAAC